GTCAGCAGGCCACGGTCTTAATTTGCAAGGCGCTGGTCATGCTGTTATTTGGTTTAGTAATACATGGTCATTAGAAATCTTTGAGCAGTTTATTCGAAGATTGTGGAGACAAGGACAAAGAAATAATATTGTTGTGCATCAAATCATTGCCAAGAAGACGATTGATGAAGCAATTGTTGCTGCTATTAATTCCAAAGATAAGACTCAGCAGTCACTAATGCTAGCAATAAAAGAATACGCAAATAAGTAAATGTAATGTTTACTTGTGTATAATGTAGTTGTTTACTTAACTAAAGGAGAAGGAAATGTTTATAACTAAAGAAGAAAAAGACTTAATTAAGCTTAGACTTGACACATTAGACGATTCAGTTGATGATCTTACATTTAAGCTTAGCGCTATTGAAAGTGTACTAAATAAGATTCTTAAGCATTTAGAGCCGCCAGCCAAGAAACGTGGCAGACCACTAGGCTCAACGAATAAAAAGGTGGTGAAAAAATGATGATCGGTAAGAATCCGTATGTTTATTTAGCCGGTCCTTTTTTTAACCCTCAACAACTTAAACAAATAGAAGAGACCAAGTGTATATTAGAACACCGCGGTCTTAAATACTTTAGCCCAAAAGATGAATGCTTATTTAAACCCGGTGTCACAACTCCTGAAGGTATTCTTACTGAGAATATTGCAGCTCTTAATTGCACTAATTTATTGGTGTGTATCACTGATGGAAAAGACCCTGGAACGTTCTTTGAGGCCGGCTGGTGTTATGCTATGGGTATTCCTATTGTGTATATTTGGCTAACCGGAGAGCCTGGTCAGAAGTTTAACCTTGTATTGGCCGCATCAGGATCAGTTGTGAGATCATATCATGAACTTGATAAAGCTTTGTATGAGATTCGTGAAACAGGTGTGTTTAACCGCCGTAATTGGGGGTCAGAGGAGATGCACTATGAATAATGAAGACATGGATTTCTTTATGCGTAGCTATTCATTGGAGCATACTAAGCGTTACAGTATGAAACCAGTTGTGCATCAAGAATCTGTTGCCACGCATAGCTTCTTTGTGGCGCTAGGCGTTTTAATGATGTCCAAAGACTATACTTTTGATGTCAATACAGCGGTTAAGATTGCCATATGCCATGACTTGGCTGAAATGGAGATCTCGGATGTAAACCATCTGGTTAAAAAGAACTATCCAGCTGTAGCAGCTGCTTTATTAGAAGCTGAAAAAGAGATTGATAAAGGCTTTCCTATACAAGTAAAAGATTACTGCCGTATGTATCATGATGAGTCGCCTGAAGCACTAATAGTTCACTATGCTGATGCACTTCAATGCCTACAATATTCTTCTAATGAAATCGGTCTAGGAAATTCTGGTTATATGGTGGATGTTTATAAAAACACCACAAAAAGAATGGAAAAGATGGAAGAGAAACTGCAACCTTATAAGGTGACAAAATGACTACAACTGATGAAGTACTAGAAGAGCGCGGCAATATATATGGCAATTTCTATGAAGGTATTGAGCTTGAGGCTAACTTACTTGAAGCTATTAAGGATAGACACCTAAAGCAACATGGTGAGCCTATGCATCCGATTCATGCCACATACATCTCTAAGATTGTTATGAAGTTATCAAGACTTGCTGTAAGTCCTGATCACATCGATAGCTGGACCGATATTGCCGGATATGCAAGACTCGTTGAACTACGACTAAAGGAAATTAATAATGCCTAAGAAACATAAATCAGAGATTAAGAATCTCCAGCCAATGCACACAAAGCTTAAGTTTGGGCAAAAACCTAAGACAATAGAGTTTGTAAATCAATTGTCAAACATTGATGTACAAATAGTTCATGCACCTACCGTTGCAGAGTTTCGTAAAACAATATCAGTCTTTCTATTAAACACATGGAATGACAAGATTCAATGGGACTTTCCTAAAGACCAAATTGACCAAACCATTGATGAGCTATTTAGGTATGAACTGTTACCTACTGCCATGGAGACGATCAACATCACTTGGTCGGTTAATGGTATGGATATGATTGACACAACTCATTTAATACGACATCGTCTGTTTAGTTTTGCGGCCCAAGTTCATGGTGATAGGGATATGCGTGATGACAGAGTAATGATGAAACCGGGGATTATGGTACATGAAGAATTTGCTAACAGATATAGAGAAATTACCACAATGGCTCGTGATTTGTATGTTGATATGCTTGATAGTGGTCTTGTTCACGGCCTTGATGCCCGTACTATTATGCCTCGCAATTTTGAACACTTTTATATGGTACGCTGTACAATTAAAGACCTTATTGGCTACTGCATCATGCGAGGTGATGAACAAATTCAGACAACGGTAGATAATATTATTGCCATGAAGTTGTGGTTAGAAGTATTAAAGATCTATCCATTCTTATCAGGCCTTGTGGACTTCCGTAAGCCTGATGCATTCTATCAGCGTCAGTCTGCCAAAGGTAAAACCAATATATTTCCACCAAATGCTAAGAATGACAACTTTGACTGGTGTGAAGAACAGTTTTACCATCCGATCGGCCGTGATGAATTTCCAGGTGGTCACATATATGAAACCATTAGAAAGAACTTATTAGAGCAAATTGATGCAATTAAAAAGGAGCATATTCATGTCTAAGCATTGGTCAGCCATAGAAGAAAAACTAAAGAAGCTTAACATTAAAGACAGGACAAACTTGTTTAATGAGTTTATTGAGCAGCATCCTCGATGGATAGATCGAACTATAGAGTCTTTACGACTTGTTGTAGTTCGCCTAAAAAGCCAAGCAGTTGTAACAAAAGAACTCGATTTACAGAAACAAATTGTAAACAGAGCTGTTATGCATTATAAGAAATTTTTAACCAAAAAGAAAATTATATAATCATGATTGAAACTATAGTTAAGCCTATGTCATTAGACAATGATGTTGCAGTTGTTAAAATATTACAACTGATGGGACAATTAACGCCTAATGACATTAAATATGTGTTGTCTGTAACTTCACAAGTGTATGATGCTGTTAGTACCGTACAACAGGAGATAAAAAATGACATGGAACCTTCGACTAGTTAATATGAGTGACTCGGATGAGTCATACGTAGAGATTCGGGAAGTTCATTATGATCAACTTGGAAAGCCGCTAGGCCACACTACGGCTACAATGAGCGGTGAAAGCCCTGAAGAAGTTAAGCAATACTTATCATGGGCTTTGGATTGCTTAGAAAAACCTACTATTCATTTTGGAGACTAAAGTGCCTATTTCTGTACAAATTATTAAGGAAAATAAAGATGGTTCGGCTGATGCTCTCATTCACTTCGATAAAGAAGGTCTCGAAACTCTCGTCCGACATGGGCTTATTAGTCTTATTACCCAAGGACTTAATGACTATAGAATTGGATCCGAAGAAATTGTTCCATTCCCCTTATCAGAAGATCAAAAAGCCACGATTAGAAAAGCAAGAAAGTTAATTGCAGAAGATGAGCAGTAATCTAATTATTGTTACAGGGCTTATCTATGCATATATATGTATTGAGCAATTGGTTAAAGGAGATATTGGACTGGGTTGCATGTATGCTGGATATGCTTTTGCAAATTATGGGGCTTATCTGATTGCCACTAAATGAGCTTTACTATTTACACGCATAAAGGCATAAGAGTTATTCAATACTTCTTTAGTATAGATGATCTTATTAAATCAATGATTAATAACCCAAAAGACCACTATCACAGAAATTAAAGTTCTAAGCCGTCAAAGCCTAGTTCATCTGCAATCAACTTACATCGAGTTCTAAATGCTTTACCGTGTTGTGACCATTTATCACCTTTGCAACGGTAAAAACTCATATGTACCATTTCATGTGAAAGAGTTGTGAGCATAGTGTAATAATGCCCACAGCGAGCAGAACTAATCGTAATAGTGTGCTCATAGTCTCCACCATCATCATAGTAATAAGTCCCCATTGTTTCTGGGTCATGAACAACTACAAAGTCAATTGCTTCAGGGACAGGAAGTTTCCATTTAGTAAACGGGTACATACAGCACAAACTAGCATATGCATTGCTAATGGCTTCAGAGTTTAATCTCATGTAGTTCACCTCTAAAAAACACAAGTCCGTCATCTTCACTAATGACCTGAACCAGCTCAGGCGGCATTAAATGACCATTTACATAAGTAAGGACTGCAAACCCCGCTCTCCAGTTAACACTAGAATCTTCATGGTACATAAACTGGTCATCTTTAACTGCCGCCATCATTCCAGTATCAACACCATACATGTCGCCTTTGTAGTTAGACCATGGCGTAACTTTAAGAGAATGTAGGTGACCTGTAACCATACTCATACCGCCCTTAAGTATGTTGTTGTACACAGCATGAATACCGTTATGCCAACGATGTTTAATCATTGTGTTGTTATTAACTACAACTGACCAGCTATATGACCAGCCTGGCAAATGATCTGCTAAAGCCATACCTTTTACACCTTCATACTGAGGCAAAACATTAGACAGTTTGCCATCAAAACGAAGATCATGATTACCAATGGTGCGATGCAATATACATCCAGCAGGTCTGACTTTTTCAATATCGCCAAGTCTGTTTTGCACTTCTTCTAGTTCTTGCTTAACAGTTGGGTGTTGTTGATAACCAATTCTGTGATGCGCACTAATTTGTGCAAAATCAAATAAGTCGCCATTTAAAACGACCATATTTGGTTTTAATTTTTTTACAAAGTGTACAAAAGCTTTGTGTGCAGTAGAGATATAGTTTGGGTTGTAGTGACAATCAGAGCCTACTAATATCACACCGTCAATTAGTTCATACTCACATCGAATCTTGCTTTCAGGAATGGTAAATCGAGGAATACCGCGATTATTATTTGATTCAAGCACAATATCGTGTTTTTTCTCTAAATTTCTTCTACGGGCTATGACGCTTCTAGTATCAACATTCAATATTTTGGCTACGGCCGTAGGGGACCTATGTTCTTTAAATAATGCGATAAACTCTTGCTCACTACACGCAGGTTTGGCCATACCATGCCTTAAAGAATATAATTAAGTAGACAATACTTTATATTTGTTACAGCTTATCTAAGTTTTTCTCTTAAATAGTCATAACCTTCTAGCATAACCGGAGCGGCCATGCCAAGGCCTGCCCCAACACCTTTGCTTACTGCAAAATAGGGGTTTGTTGGAGGTAGTGTCGTTGCAGCTAATGAACCTAATGCGCCTGCTCCTGAAATTACAGCGCCTGGGATATCACCACTTTTAAGACGATTTAATGCATCAGCACCTTGATAACCTGTACCGGCTAATCCAAGACCTGTAGACATTCTAGGCATAACTTTACCTACTGCGCCAAGACTTTTACCTAATGACTCAGATGCTCTTACTGCTTTGCCATATATACCTTTTTGCTCAGCCAGTCGAGCAGCTTCGTCAGCTGCAAGTTTCTCTTTACGAGCAATCTCAGCCATAATCTCATCTACATTCCACAGACGACCGCCTTTAATTTGATGCTTACCTTCACCAATATTTCTAAATTGCTTTTGATATGCTTCAGATTGCTGTCTTGTAGAGCCTTCTCCGATCCCATAACCTGTCTTTTCGCCCCATTTATTTGTATAAGGTTTGTTTGGCTCGACAGTAGGCACAGCTTGACTAACTGCTGTAGCAGCTTTAGCAACCGGTTCTGCAACTTTCTGAATTTGACGACCAGCTAATGCACCGCCTACGCCTGAAACTGCTGCTACATCCACAGGGTCAGCTACAATTGGCTTACCTGTATCAGGGTTCATAACAGTCACACTAGACTGTCTGGTAGACATTGATCCAGTTTCTTGACCGTAAGGCTCATCAAATAATGAGTTTAATGCCGATAGAGGGTTTTCTTTAACTTCATCTGCCATCTTAGTCTTTCATTCTTGTCAGAGGGTTATTTTCACGAAGTTGCTTAAAGTAATCATTGTATGTTTTAAATACTTGTTTGTACTCAGATGATTTAAAGAATGCGCCTGGGTCTGTTGACGCGTTCTTGTATTTAGCATCATATGTGTCAAGAGTGTCGTAAATTGCTTTACGTTGCTCATTAAACAATGCTTGATTTTTAATCCAGTGCTGAATCAGCTTATTAGAATCAGCTGCTGTAACGCCAGGTTCACGCATTAAGTTTGCATCAGTGTTAGAGATCTGTGGACCTAGTACGCCTTTGTATTGAGCACCATTGTTAAAGAAGATTTCTGCCATTAATTGCTGAGCTCTTCGTAAGTCATTTTGTTCATCAGGACCAAGATTGTACTTTTCAGCCATCTTCTGAACAGGTAAGCTAATGCTACCAAATTGGCCCATGGTGATACCTTCTTGAGCACCAGCTTTAAGTGCTGCAATAGTGCCTTCTTTATTTAGTATGCCGAAAATCTTGTCGCCTGATCGCTTAGTAATACTATACAACTCTTTTAAATCATTGTCATATTTATCAGTAGTTGCAGTACCGTAGTTAGTGGCAATAGTATTTCTTTTCTCAATAAACGGCTTAGTTAGTTCCGTAACATTAGACTTCTGAACTTCAGTTTGTGACTTTAATGGCATACCTTCATTGCCTAATGAAGCAACTTGTGTACCAGCTTGCTGTGGGGCTTTAAACAGCATTGTAGGATCAATAGGCTTGCCGTCTTTATCAAGAATACCAAATTCTACATGAGGCCCGGTAGACTTACCTGTAGAGCCTACTGTACCGATTAGTGTGCCTTCTGGAATTGTGTCACCTGGTTTTAAACTTGGGTCAACTTTATCCAAATGAGCATAATATGAAATAGAGCCGTCTTTATGCTGAACTTCAATCTTATTACCAAACCCAGGCTCATTCTTAATAGCTTTAATAGTCCCTGGCAATACAGCCTGAACCGGCTCGCCTTGCTTAGCAGCAAAGTCAATACCGTTATGCATAGCTGTCTTAGACCTATCCATTGGGTCTTGGCGTGTGCCAAACGGGCTGCTAATGGTTGCATTAGGCGTAGGTAAGTTAAACCCAAAGCCGTTCGTCTGTGAAACAGCAGCATTACTTGTAGGCAAGTTTAAGAAGCCTGGACCGTACTCAGCAATCTTGCCACGAAGATCTGTATCTGCTTGGTTTTGTTTAATATTTAGTCCTGCAACTTTCTCTTGCATATCTACTAACTTGGTCATTCTTTCACCTAGTTGTGGATATAGTTCTGACACAGCTAAGTACAATCTTGGATCAGACAGTTGTGCTAGTTGGTTCTTATTTAGATTTCCAGAAGACATTGCACTAGTGACTTGGCCTGGTGATACGCCTAAGTTATCGCCTAGCATTTGCAATGCTTTAGCTTGATTGTTTAAAGTTAACTTCTGACCTGCAACAGATGCACGCATTTGTGCCATAGGCAATGCCATTTCTTGTTGCTTTTCTACATCTCTACCTACAGAGCCTGCTACATTGCCTACAGCTTCACCAAAACTGCCTGTACGACCAGGGTTTAGAAACTGTGAAGCCACATTCCACATATTAACGCCACCACGCTGCTCAAGAGCGCCTAGTGTTTTATTTAGTGCTTCAAGATATTCTTGTCGAGCATTATCATCGCCTGCTAATCCTGTCGGAGCTGCTGGAAGTGCACCTACTGTCGGTGTTGCCATAATTATTCCTTAAATTATATTCTCATAAGGGTTAACATCTTCCCATCTTTTCATAATGTCTTCTGGCGACATATTTTCATACACAGCATATGTTGGATCTTTTACAATATTTCCACTTGCATCAACCATTTCTCCCAACCCTGGTTGCGGCTTTAATAAGTCTTTAAGGTAACTGCCAATGCCAGATAGACCGGTAGTAACGCCTCCAAGAATATTTTGCATAGCTGTATTATTGCCTGTTCCTGTTGGCGTATTTAATGCTCCAAGCAATGATCCAATACCTGCAATTTGAGCTAATGGAGAAGAACTATAAGCACCAGGAATTGGTCCTGAATAACTAGACTGAACAGCGGTAGGTACTGTATAGCCTCTTAACAATGCTGCTTGTTGTGTTGCAGTTTGCATTGGAAATAAAGATCTGTTTTGTTCAATTTGCTGCTGTTGTGCACCCATGGTAGACAATGCATTAATGTCTGCAAGATTTTGTGACTGATTTTGCTGTGCTAAAGCGCCAAAATTCTGACTTGCTGCTAATTTTGCTTGTTCTTGATTCTGAGCAGCTTGTAGTGCTTGTGTATAGCCTGTTTGTAATGCTTTAGACTGTTCTAAGTTTAAGTTCTGTAAGCCTTGGTTCATAGACTGACCTAGTACTTCAGCTCCTCGTTTAGATCCAAATTGTCCAGAGCCTACAGCAGCTGCTGTGGCATTAGGCGCCAAGTATTGTTCTATATTACGTCTGCCGATATCGCCTAAAGCACCTACAACTTGCTGAGTATATGGTTGCATAAATCTACCAGCTTCTTGTGCAACATCATAGTCGCCAGCTTGAGTAGCTAAGTTTGTAGCTGCTTGTAGATTTGGCTGATAAGATCCAACATTTTGAGCAGTTTGTTGAAATGCTTGTTCTTGAAGAGGTGTAGCCCCTACATACTGAGCGCCTGCAGCTGCTTTATTTCCTGAGCTTGCTAAGCCGCTTAGATAATCAGTATACCAACTAGGCGCAGTTGTTGCTTGCGTTTGGTTGGTTGTAATATTCGGTAATGGTGAACCTTGTGTAAGTGCCATGACTTAACCTTTCAAATATTCTAGTGGCGATTTGGCCTTAGGTGGTATTTTATCAATAGATGCACCTCTTTTGTGCTTTCTGATTGATTTCCTCATTTTGTCTAACTGTAATGCACCTGCTTTTGAAGATCCGTTACCTAAGGCTGCAACCGTGTCTGCATCAAATACGTATTCTCCATCAGCAAGCATGGCAGGAATGTCATCTGATTGACCATCACCTGCGCCTTGTACAAAATGCCCTGTAGTGCCTGTCTTAAACTGAGGAATATGTACATTTCCACCGTCTTTATACCCAAGATTGCCTGTATTGACCAAGTTTAATCCTGCCGACGATAAAGCATTATAGTTCGGATTTACACTTTGTGGAGCAGCGAACTTAGTTTCTAGCCCTTTTGTGTCAGCAGCTTGTGTCGGGTAACCTGGACTAGGTAATCCACCTTGTCCTTGCATAGACAAGTTAGTTCCGCCTGCCGAGTCTGCGCCATAAGTAAAATAGCCAGGTGCTTGAGCTTTTTTCCCTGTAAGAGAATTAAGTATTCTCGGGTCAACATTAGAAAGTTGAGGATAGAGTTGCTTTAATTGAGCTAAGTTCATTTGTGTTCCTGTCACGGGTGCTGCTGCTAATGAAGTTGATTGTAAATTTCCAGGCAATGCGCCTATTGTTGTAGATCCAGAAGACGGTACTGCATATGAAGTTGAAGTCTGTTGAACAGTTTTAGGCGGTGTTGTAGTGCCTGTTCCTGTTAGGTTAGTGCCTGTTCCTGTTAGGTTAGTGCCTGTTCCTGTTAGGTTAGTGCCTGTTCCTGTTAGGTTAGTGCCTGTTCCTGTTAGGTTAGTGCCTGTTCCTGTTA